GCTTCCACGTATCCATCTGGAGCAGGAACGCGGTCTTGGCAGGGCAGCTACGGTCGGGGAACACCTTGATCTGGCCCGCCGCGCCGTTGATCAGGATGCCGGGGTAGTAGAGCTTGGCCGGCCCGTCAAACGAGATGTACTGCGCCTTGGCACCAAGCGACTTCTCGAGCGCGGCGTAGGAGGCGAAGTTCATAATGCACACGTCCGGCGTGCCACCTTCGCGGGCGACGAGGAGCGAGGCGTCGATCACGGCCTCCTCGATGCTCTGCGACGTGCCGTTGAAGCGGACGCCGCCGAGGCGGGTCGGATCAACGCTGCGGTCAACGCCAAAGAAGTTGTCGCCGGTCGTCGGAGCGGTCGTCGGAACCCACGCCGCAAGGCCCTTGAGCGCAAGACCCTGATCGCCCTGCACAACAAGCGAGTCTCCGATGGTCCAGCCAGCAGGGTTGCCAGCGGTGCTGCCCATCGTGGTAGCGGAGACGGTCACAACGCCCGTGGTGCGGTTCACGGCGATCACCCAGCCCGAAGAACCACGATCAACGCCAGCGGGCGAAACCGCGCGCAGCGTCATGTTAACCTCGAAGTTCACCACGTCCGAGGCGTTCGCCAGCGTCACCACGCCGGGGGTCAGGCCGGTGATGTTGCCGATGGTGCTGAGGGCGCCCGAGCCATCGCGGAAGAGCTGCGTGGCAAGCGAGTTGGTCAGAGCGCGGATCGCGCCGTCGATGACAACGGTGGCGCCGTTGATAAACGCCATCTTGTCCGTTTTGCTTGCCAACATCGTTTGATTATCAATCTGAGCAATGCTGTAGTTCGCAACGCGGGTCAGGGCGAACGACTCCACCGTGGCGGCGGTCTGGTTGCCCAGCGCCGACGAGAAGGTGGCGCTGCGGCCCTGCGAGGTGTTCACGATCAGGGGGATCGGCATGTACTTGCCGCCAAACTCCTCCATCTTCGGGACCATCGCGAGGAACGGGTTGTTCTTGTAGACCAGGTTCGCGATCTTCTGGTCGTCGTAAAGCTCCTTGAGCGCCGCGTTGGCCGCGCCAAGGTCAAACGAGAACGAGGGACCGCCCGTCTGGTTAAGAGCAGGGGTCGGGGGAACGCCAGCAGAAGGCCAAGCCATGTGAGTACCTACCGCAGACAACGCATCATGCGCGTCCGCAAATCCGCGTCGAGCGCGCCATGCGCTACCAGCGGAGAGTTAACAGTCAGGTAAAAAGGAACAGTTCGCCTAGCGTCGCTGCCGTACCTAGTGGTTAACGTCCCTCAAGACGGGCGAGCGCGGCTGCAATCCGATCCGCGTCAGAGCGCGGTGACTTCGGAACGCCAGCGGCAACATTCGCACTCAGGTCATTCGACAGCGTGGGACCGAGCTTCGGTGCCGGGGCTGCCGTCTGTGCCTGCGTCGAGGCCACTTTCTGCTGCGTCACTGCAAACTTCTTGGTCTGCTGAGCCTTACGGGCCAGCTCTTCGTAATGCTCCTCGACGAGCTTAGCAGCCTCAGGAATGGTAAGCAACTTCCCGCTCTGCTTGAAATGCTCCTCGATCACATCGGAAACGAGATTTGCACCACCGTAAAGATTTGTCAACTCATACGTTTCAGAGTGCTGCGAAACGTACTCGCCAACCTCTTCGCGGAAGCTCTCAATAATCGCTTGCTGCTCACGCGTCTGCATTTCGCGCTGCTGCTCAAGCAGCTTTTCCTGCTCCTCACGCTGCGCCCGCTTAAATTCCTCGAGCTCCTGGCGAACCGACATCACCTCCGCGTTGGGCGTCGGCTTGTTGTCGTTCAGCACAAACTCGGTGATCTGCTCGTAGGTGAGGCCAAGCTGCTTGATCGCATCAAGCGGGTTCAGAAGCGCCTGCTTCTTTGCCTGCTCAAACGCGCGCAACTGCTCTGCCTGCTGCGCCAAAATCTGCTGCTGCTGCTTCACCGCCTGCTGCTTCCGCAAAAGATCCTGCTCTTTGCGAGCGAGCAGCGCAAACCGATCCGCACGAGGCTTTTCGGGCGCGGGCTCCGGTGCCGGCGCGGGCGCTTCCGGCGCTGCCTCCGGTGCGGTTCCCAAGACCTCCTGCGCGGTCGGCGCAGCGGCCTCGGGAATCGGCTGACCACCCACCGTACCAGTGGTCATGTTCGTCATCACTCCTTCAACACCCATCCGTCACTCCTTGGTTACTGTACCGGGACATTCGGCACAAGTTCACTTGCAGGCATCGGCATCGGCGGCGCAAGCGGCTCTCCGGTCATACCGGGCAGCGGCATCGGCATCGGAGGCGCGGGCGGCATCATGGCCTGCTCAATCTCGTTGATCTGCTCAAGATACCGGCGTAGCAGTTCCAGCCGGTCCTCGCGCAAGTTGTTAAACTTGCCCTTAGCGTAATACTCAAGGCACAGCTGCTTGGAGAGTTGCAGATCATCCAGCGGATCGGGCGAGGTGTAGTCGCCCTCGTCCACGATGCGGTCGAACACGCTCTGAAGGTACTCTTCCTCCGCATTCGCCAGCGACTCGACCTGCTCAAGGTCGGGGAAGTCCAGCAGCCGTCGCGCCTGACGCGGTGTCAGGAAGCCCGCCTGCGCGTACTCTTGGATTGTCGCCAAACGACCCGCAGGATCGTTGGGCAGCGACGACACAGGGAAGCACTGCATGACGTAATCTTCGTCGTTGAGCTTAATGTCTTTCCACTCGACCATTGCCAGCGACTTCTTGCCGGGGACGCGAACCTCGTACCCCTTGTCCTCAGCGGCAATCATCTTAACGACTTCAATGCTCAAGCGGCCAACGTCCATGAACATCTGCTCGTAAGACTTGGACGGCACCGACAAGCGATCCGTTTGGATGTCGTTGTACTCGCGGATAGCACGACCGCTATTCAAGCCCTCAGGCTTCAGCGACGAGGCCGCAAGCTGCGACACGCCCGCCTGCTCGTACCCCTTGTTGATCAGCGTCTGGAGGTGCGCGTACACCTCGGGCGCGACGATGGGCGGCGTCACGTACATCGGCGGCGTGCCCGTGTAGTTGATGATGCTTCCCACGTCGTTGTTCAGATGCTCCTTCACGATCTTGCTGCCGTTCTCAATGAACACCTTGAACGAGCCCATCAGGTGCATGGAGCGTTGGATCACCCAAAGCAGCTTGTTGATCTCCAGCTGGATGTTCTGCAACTGCTCCGCAAGACCTTGGCCCCAGTAACCGTACAGACGCGGCGACCACTGCACGCGCGCAAACGGGAAGAAGCTGTGCGGCCACGGCTCCATTTCCCCAAGCACCGCGCCGTCGATGGTGATGCAGTGCTTGCCGTCGTCAGCGCCAGGGCCGCTGGGCAGGTGCCACGACTCGCGCACGGTAATCATATCCGCAACGATGCTGCGGCCCGCCTCCTCCGTCCTCGACGGCTTGGCACCTGAAATCACGTCCGCGTTGTCGGGGAACAAGTCAAACAGCACCTGCCGGTCCACCTGCTTGACGCGGTGCATCTGGCGCGGCTGGCCGTACAGCGACTCCACGTCGTCCACAAAGATCTCGCTGGACATCACGCGCTCGTGGCAAACGCGATCACCCTTTGCAAATACATGGATGAAGCCGTCGCCCCACACGGACGCGTCGCGGAACACCACCTTGCCGATGTCCTGCGTGCTGTTCTCGTAGAACACGCCCTCGAGGAAGGCATTGAGCTTCTTTGCCTCACGCTGCTTGCGGTAGTCGCCGCCGCTCGTCAGGAAGAACGGACGAGGCCGGTTGCGCGTTACCTTCGCAACCACGGTGTCCACCACCGACTGCACAAGGTTGTAGCTGATGCGGTCACGCAACGCCGGCTGCTGGGCCGCGATCTTGCTGAACGACACGCCCGCCAGCGTGGTCGGCGCCAGGTTGCCGTACAGACGCGCGCTCACAATCCACTGCGTAGCCCGAAACGACTGCGCGTCGCGGATCAGGTTAAGCGTCCCGCTGATGGAGTCCGCAGCGTCCTGCCCCTTGAGCATCCACCAACGACGCTCCTTGTTGTCCGGCAACTTACCGGGAACACCGGATCGTTCACCGCCAACCGTGAAATCCCGAAATTCAATTGGCATAGTGCCTCTCCACCCGGCGCATGATCCGGTTTTTCTTCACACCGTAGAGCTTCCCCAACATCTTGAACGCCTGCGCCTCGTTGTCGCCGGTCATTTCAGGGAAGTAGTATTTGCAAATCTGCGCGATCACAAACACGCGCTCCTCGGTCGTCAACGGCCCCAACTCCGAGTACCAAGGCGTCTTGCTCGCCCGCAGCGACTCGATGATCATTTCCCCGTGCGCGAACCCCGCCCACAGCGCCGCACGCCACAAGTGCTCGCGGGAGTTGGCCTTGGCCTTCTCCTCGTCGGTCATCGCCTCGTCGCCCGTCTTAACCTCACTCATAGCTTGTCCCCCCGGCGCTCGAGCACAGGTCATGCGAGCAACCCATCAGGCAGCCATCCACGCCATGCTCGGTTGCCCACGAATGTCCGCACGCACAAACGGAGCCGGTAGCGTCCTCAAACACACCCTGCTGGGCCATAGGCTCCACCGTGGTTGAATGGGAGTGAGAAGCGCTACCGAGCTCTAACCGCAGTCCGCTGACCGCAAGAGACTTGATCCCCTGCTCGCGCATGAACGCAACCCAGGTGGCGACCTCTTGCTGTGTCATGCGGACCTCCACGCGCGGACGGTATACGCTAAGTGATTGACAATCAAGCACTTGGTTGGGGCGCTTGGATTTGAACCAAGGTTAGCGGAGTCAAAGACCGCCGTCCTGCCAGCTAGACGACGCCCCATTAGTGTTGAATCAACGGTTGTCCCCACAGCGCAATCTCTTCATCTTGCGCCTGCCGATCCGCAAGAAGCCGCTCCATTTCCTGCTCCTCTTGCAACAACATCCAATCCGCCTCGCTCTTGCCGTAGCGCAGCCCGTTGTTTTGCCGCACCTCAGCAACCCACTGGTAGCAATGCCTCCATGCGTACAGCGCCGCGTCCGCGCAGTGGTTAGGCGACGCCGGATGCTCCTCCCGCCTCATGCTCCGCTCGTCCCAGATCAGCTGCCCGTACTCCTCAATCAACGGTGCCGCTGCCTTCTTGTGAACCTTGATAAACTGGCTGGCAAACTCGCCATTCATGATCTCGATGAAATCTGCCTTGCCTGTTTTTTCTGCCGGCGTCAGCGGGATATCGTGCCGGCGGCGCATCTCTTCCACAGCCTGCTTGTTCGCGTTGTCGATCACAATGCGATCAAACTCAAAACGGCCCATCAGCTTGCGCGTCTGGTCCGCAACCTCGGTGATGTCGCACTTGGCCTTCTTGTGCGCGCCAAGGACGTACAGCGTCCGGTCGTGGTCGTGGTACGCGCACACCACCCATGCGGTCGGGTCGTTAAATCCCAGGTCGATGCCCAACACGTAATGCCAGCGCCCACCCTTGTTCAGCACCGGCAACTCGTCAAAGGTGTTTTTGTCGTAGTCAAAGCGGTACACCAACTTGCTGTCGTCCACCACCCACTTGCCGAGGTACATCTGCTGGAACCCCGGCGTTTCCTCCACCAGCGGGTTCGCCAACTTTAGATCCTCGATCTCCTCGCGCCACTTGTCCGCAAGCTTGGGGTTGTCGAACGTCGTCCAGCGGTAGCAGCTCCAACCCATCTTCTCCCACTGCCCCGGCTCACCTGGGTTCTGCCCCTTCGTCAGGTCGAAGAACAGCCCGCGCTTCATGTTGCCGGGGGTGCCGATCAGGGCGATGGTGCCGCGATAATCTGCCGTCGCCGGCTTCAAGATGTCGTACACGATTTCCCGCAAGTCCACGTTGTAGGACGCTGCCTCGTCCACCGCCACCGCCATAAACTTTTGGCCCAGCGCCTTGTCCTTCTCCTGCTCGTCCGCGTCCATGCCGAGCATGTAGATCACGCTGCCGTTAGGCAGGGTCGCGCTCAACTCCGTCTCGTTGAACCTGCACCCCAACCCCTGCGCGCGGTCAATCTCCTTCAGCACGTCCTTCCACATGATGCGCTTGGCAGAGGCGCGCGTCAGCGCCACGTACAGGCACGACACGCCGGGGTTCTTGTACGCCGCCTCCAACAGCATCAGCCCCGCCGCGTACGACTTGCCCGCGCGACGAGTGCAAAGCAGCGCCTTCATGCGCGAGGGGTCGTCAAGAAACCGTGTCTGCCACACGTGCTCCGGGGTCCGAAACACCGGCTCCTTTTTCTCAGCCGCTACCAAGGCAAAAAACTCGCTCCGCTCTGCCGGCGTCATCTTGGCAATCAGCTTGTCGAGTTCTTCCTTGGTCATTCCTGCGCCTCCTTCATCAACCGCTCGTACTCCTCGCGGGACACCGCTTTAGGAGCCGGCCCGTCGATCAGCGCGTCATGCTCGGCCTTGCTGATCGTACGCGCTTGCAACTCCACTCGCCTGGGCGGCTCCAACGTCGCTAGCGTCTCCTTCGCGTACCGCACTGCTACCGCAGCGTCCCCCTTGCCCGCCAAGGCCCGCTCCACCGTCCAGTACGCGGCGTCCACGTCCACGTTCATCAAGCCCTGCTGTACGTGCGCGTACAACGCCGTCCGCAGCCGTAGCAACTCGTCAGTCATCATCCGAACAACTCCTTTTGCTCTGGCTGTTCCGGCACCGCCGACGCCACCCGCGCTTCGCAGATGCGGAAATACTCTGGCTCCCGCTCGATCCCAATAAACCCAAAGCCCTCTTGCGTCGCCGCCACCCCGGTAGTGCCGCTGCCCATAAACGGGTCAAGCACCGTGCCGCCCGGGGGCGTGACCAACTTGACCAGCCACGCCATCAGGGCCACGGGTTTGACGGTTTCATGCCCCCTGCCCTTGACCTCGCTTCCGCACGTTTCGCACCTTTTTCCGCTCCACAACAATGCGTATGTGGCAGGAGCGGCAACGCCCGTACAACGGCCAACCTTGTTGCGAGAGGTAGAAGTTGTCTGTGTCGATAGGCTTAAGGACTCCGCAGATACCGCAAGGCTTGAACCAAACGCCGTTGCGCAGTTTGCACCCTCCGTGAAGGCGTTTATGTTCGGTTGCTGTAACGAGTCGGAGGTTTTCCAGTCGATTGTCGAGTTTGTTCTCGTTGATGTGGTGGATTTGCCATCCTGCGGGGATAGGTCCGTGCGCTCGTTCCCACACAACGGTGTGCTGCAATCGCTGCTTCCCGTTGTAGTTTCCGCGCAAGTAACCTTTGCGGGTGATGTGACACCCATCTTCTCTAGCCGACTTCGGACCTCGTTTACCCATGCTGGAATCGTACCGGCTTCACAGTCGCAAGTCAAGTAAACGCCCCGCTCTGATCGGCTGGCCTTGGCTTGGTAGCGGAACACCGGGAAGAAGCGCGACGCGCCGCCACCCCCATCTTGGTAATCGCGGAGGGCGCGACCTTGGTAGGAGACGTGGAATGAGGAAGCGTCGTAGTTGGCGTCCTTTCCGGCACCCGTGTCTTTTTTGTTGCCAGAGGCGTGAAGGAACCCGCTCTGCCGATCGATCTCGGCTACTGGGCAGTCGGGGGCGCATCCGTTCTCGTCGGGACGGAACACGGGGAAGAAGCGGGAAGCGCCGCCGCTGTCGCCAATCACGGCCGGCATCGGATTTGCGTTACCTCCCATATACCCTTGCGTTTTGTAAACGCCTTCCTTGCGAGAACCGCTTTTAAGCGTGCCGCTCTGTCGGTCCATTTCCCCTACTGGGCAATCCTCCGCGCAGGCGTCTCGGCACTCAGGCGTGTGGGAGAGAAGGATGTTCGGGGGCCAGCGGCCAGCGGCGTCAGGTTTAGCCGGTCTTGAATAGTTTTTGTTGTCCATGGCGCGATTCTCAGACTCACGGCTTCCCGTTTTTGACCACCCGCTTGCGTCATCTACGCCGCGAACCACCCGGCACCCGTCGATGTTCAGCGCCCCCGTCCCGTGCTCCAACACGTTCGCGGCCACCGTGCCCACCAACGGCTTGCGCGCCACTACCACCGGCTCATGCGCCGGCTTAAGCGCCGTGCCCCAACCGGACCATTCTTTCGCGGCGTCGGTGGCGGGGGCGGTGATGTCCCAGCCACCTGCGTAGTCGCCATATGCCGCTTTACCGTCTTCGGCCTTGCTTGCGCCCCAATTCACCTCGTGGCCCACCACCTCCCGCTCCGCGCCCGCTGCCTTGTCGATGGCCTTGCTCACGTCCAAGGACTTCGGGAAACCCGACCCATAAATCCAATGCAGCGAGTCACGGATCTCAAATCCCGCATCCTCAATCGCGCACGCCATCCGGTGATATGTCCGCGTCCCACCAAACGCCAGCAGATGCCCCCCGGGCTTTAGCACCCGCAGGCACTCCCGCCACAACTCCACTTTGTACGCAATCCCGCTCGCATCCCATTTTTTTTGCATGAACCCAAGCTCGTACGGCGGGTCCGTCACCACCGCATCCACGCTCGCGTCCGCAAGGGTTTTCAGCACTTCCAAGCAATCGCCGTTCACCAGTTGATACGTCACTTTGTCTCTCCCCAAATCGCTCGCAGCCCGTTCTTCATCGCTACCGGCAGCACCCGCGCCCGATAACACCGCAAGCACCGCTTTGCCCGCAGCCCACTCGTCGGCCCGCCGCAGTACAAGCACTCGCCCGGCTCCACCTTCCCCGCTTCCCGATACGCTCGGCACGCCTCTCGGTGCGCCTCCCGCACGTACTCCCGCTTCGCGTACCGCCGCTGCTGCTTCACCCGCGCCGCCCGAACCACAGGATTCTGCCAACGCTTCCGCTCATAACAACGCCGACACAGCGCAGCCTTCACCGTCATACCCTCGCACAGCGGCGTGTCGCACGGCTTCATAACGCCCTGCACCTTTCCATGTACACCAGCGCCTCTGCCAACTTTTTTGCCTCTTCCTCCGTCTCGCTCGCGTTGTCCCCGTAACTACTCACCCCCCAAATCCACTTTCGACTTGGCTTGTCGTACTCCACCCAATACCGCCATGGCCCGTCAAAACACACGTACCGCGCTCCGCAGTCCGCATGACTCGGATCCGTTGCTTCCCATTTCATTCTGGCACCAACGGCAGCGCCTCAATCTGCGCCCGCAAAGCCTCGTCCGTCACCAACTCCAACACGCAACTACGCATCCACCGCGCAGCCGCCATCTTGTGCACCACCACCTCCGCGTCCCAGTCCGCGTGGTGCTGCATTTCTCGCTCCCGCAAGTCTCGCGTATAGCGGGCGTTAATCCCCTTCTGAATCGTTCCCTCGGGGTCAGCCAGCAAACGCTCCAACTCCATGATACGTGCGACCAACCCAACCCGCGAAATCTGCCTAGAACGGTAAACCCTGCGCCTGCCCATGCGTCACCTCTGCCGTCACTGCGGCTAGTCGTTCATCATGCAATCGCCCATGACCTTATGCGCCCGCTCCCACAACCGTTCAAAAATCTTTCCCACGCGCACCATGTCATGCACAGAACATCCGTGGACATAACCCTCGCTGCCAAAATAATTGTGCGAGCAGCCGTCCCATTTAATCTGTCCTCGCACCAACAAATCGGGCTTGTCCGCTCCCAACT